TTATGCAGAAGTACTAGTGCTGAGTAAGTAATGCAAAATTACACATATCATCATGATGATATGGATAAAGATAACAGACCACCTGCCTGTTATCAATTAACTTATAGAGGTTGCAACTATTGGTCATGTTACCTAGTCCATCTGGACGAATGGTTTGAAAAAATTCTAAGATTTGAGGGGGATTAACACCCCCTCTTTTTTTGTCTAGGTATAAACTAGTAGGCATAAATTTTTATTAAGGTTTCCTAACAATTTGCATAGATAGTGATAGAATTAAGAGGTGAGAAAAGTGTACTGAAAATTCGATCTACATTATATGTTAAATTACTTGTGGAGGTTATCATGCATAATCTTATTTCATACAATCAATTAGCTGGATGGAAACAAAGTTTTATGAGACTGGAGAAAACTTTAGATAGGAGTATAGAGGAAGCAGATCTCATTAACGATTACTATAATTGTCTAATTGAATGTGATGATGATCAAGGAAGTTGTAAGAGAATTTGTAGGAGAATTTTAGAATAGTCTAAATGGGGGGGTTGACTACCCTCCTTTTTTTGTGTAAAATTAGCTTTGTCAGCGTTAATAAAGATGGATAAAGAAAAGCTAAAGCTGATTGTCAGAAACCTAGAGTCTCTGGTAGAATGCTTAAAGTCAGAAGTTTATTCTGATGTAGATTCATACAAAATGAACTACGAAGAAACTACAACACACCTCACTGATTACGACGAAGTATTTTATGATGGAGATGATGATGGATACCCAGATTGAAACTATGAAACCAGAAGTAAAACTCATTAGCGTTACTCCTGATGCTGAAAAGCATATGGCATACTGTGCTCGGGTAAGTAATCCTTCCAATCAAGAGAATGAAAAGTTTGCTGGTTTGTTGAAGTATTGTATTCAGCATCAACACTGGAGTATTTTTGAACAGGCCACAATGACTGTAGAGATCAATACTACTCGTGGTATTGCGGCCCAAATTTTGCGTCATAGGTCCTTTACATATCAAGAATTTTCGCAACGCTATGCTGATAGTTCTTTGTTGAGTGATTATATTCCTGTACCTGATCTTCGTCGTCAGGATGATAAGAACCGTCAGAACTCGATTGATGACATTGGTGAGTATGAGAAACTGACATTGCAGAGTAAAATTCAAGAGCATTTTGCGGAGGGTATGCGCCTCTACAAGGAACTTCTGAAGCACGGAGTGGCAAAGGAGTGTGCAAGGTTTGTACTGCCTCTGGCAACGCCTACACGTCTGTATATGACTGGTTCTGTGCGATCCTGGATCCATTACATTGATCTGCGTTCAGCTCACGGAACACAGAAAGAACATATGGAGATTGCGGAAGCAATTCGTTCTATCTTTACCACACAGTTTCCTGCAGTATCAGAAGCACTTGAGTGGGTCTAAATATTCTTACCCTTTGATAAGATCTATGGCAACATACCCTGTGATTAATAAAGTTACCGGTGAACAAAAAGAAGTTAAAATGAGTGTTCACGATTGGGACCAATGGAAAACCGATAACCCCGAATGGGATAGGGATTGGAGTGATCCTTCGACTTGTCCAAACTCAGGAGAAGTTGGAGAAATATATGATCGGCTTGTGAAGAGCAAACCTGGATGGAATGATGTTCTTCATCGAGTTTCAAATGTTCCTGGATCCAACGTAAAACCTATCTAATATGCCAAGAAGAAAAAAACCTGCTGACCAACCTATCGGTGTTGGATTGACCGCAAAGCAAATGAAGAGAAAGAAACCGATTAACATTGATTTGATGAGAGATATTGAACCTCTCACTGAAAATCAAAAACTTCTTTATGATGCATATGCTGACAATAAAAATGTTGTTGCATATGGTTGTGCAGGTACAGGTAAGACCTTTATTACCCTCTACAATGCTCTGCAAGACGTTTTAGATGAGCACACACCTTATGAGAAGATCTACATCGTGAGGTCGCTTGTGGCCACCAGAGAGATCGGTTTCTTGCCTGGTGATCACGAAGACAAATCTTCCCTTTACCAAATTCCATATAAGAATATGGTGAAGTATATGTTTGAGATGCCTTCAGATACAGAGTTTGAAATGCTCTATGGTAATCTCAAAACGCAAGGAACAATTTCTTTTTGGAGTACATCATTCATTCGTGGTACAACTCTTGATAAGGCAATCATCATTGTTGATGAATTCCAGAACTTGAATTATCACGAACTTGATAGTATAATTACTCGTGTAGGTGAAGACTCAAAAATTATGTTCTGTGGTGATGCCACTCAGTCAGACTTAATTAAATCAGCTGAGAAAAATGGTATTGCAGACTTTATGAGAGTTCTTCGTATTATGCCTTCAATTGATATTATTGAATTTGGAGTTGATGATATTGTCCGCTCTGGATTGGTGAAAGAATACATTCTTGCCAAAATGGAATTGAATCTATGAGTTTTGTTCATTGTAATTTTTTAGGTGATCTTGAATTAAACAAGAAAGAAACGAATGGTATCCGTCTCTATAATCTTCCCAATGGAGACTGGGTGCCTTCTATTACTTCTGTCACTTCTTTCTACAACCGTCAGATCTTTATTGATTGGCGAAAGAGAGTTGGCATTGAAGAAGCAAATCGTATCACCAAAAAAGCAACGGCAAGAGGTACTGACTTTCACCAGGTATGTCAGGACTATCTTGAGAATAAAGAACTGAATTGGGATGATTATCAACCAATGACAAAGTTCATGTTCTTTCACGCCAAGCCTTACTTGGACAAAATAAATAATATTCACGCAATTGAACGTACTCTTTATTCTGAATACTTGGGACTTGCAGGAAGAGTAGACTGTATTGCTGAATATGAAGGAGAATTAGCAGTCATTGACTTTAAAACTTCTGAGAAAATCAAACCTGAAAAGTGGATTGAAAACTATTTTGTTCAGGAGATGTTCTATGCTGCTGCATACTATGAGCTTACTAAGATCCCACCAGTAAAGTTAATTACTATTATGGTAACTCCTGGTGGTGAAGTAAAAATATTTGACAAAAGAAACAAATCAGATTATATTAAATTATTAGTACGTTATATTAAAGAATTTGTATCTCACAATACTGGGCAAAATGGAGAATGAACTAGAAAAGGCATTTGAGAATAAGTTCTTTTGCCCTTCGCGGTTTGCACAAGAAATCGAAACTCTTGTACAGACTCAGGAGGATATGAACTATATTGATGCCATCATTTACTTTTGCGAAATGAACTCTATTGATTTAGAATCTGTTCCCAAACTTATTTCAAAACCATTGAAAGAAAAGATTCGTTATGAAGCAATGCAGTTAAATTTCTTACAGAAAACTTCCCGTGCCAAATTGATTTTTTAAATGATGCCGTATGATGCTTATCGTGAATACCTTGCTCTGAAGAATCACTTTACTAAAGATTCTTATGATTATTTTAAGTACAATAAAAAAGTAAGAGCAACGGTTCAATCTTTCTATAAACGTAAAGATAGATTTTGGTTTGAAAAAGTATCAAGACAGAAATCAGATCAAGAAGTAGTAGATTTCTTCGTATCAAATCTTATTAGTTGTACTGATCCAAGTAAACTTTGGATTGGAGAAATGATGAGAGAAGGCGAGACAAGATACGCCGAATGGAAGAAAAGAAATCAATCACTTTCTTATGTCTTCAGAGAAGAAACTCAGAGTTTGTTTGAAGACCTTAAGGTGGATGATGCATTTGACTGCTCCAAAGGTCATCCACCTGTACTTAAGAAGTTCCTGAGCGGGAATATTAGCCCTGAAACAATGGTTATCTATGACAAAATATTCCTGTTCGGGAAAGACTTTGATAAGAAGTTGGATGATCCAGTGTGGGAAACCGTCAGTAAAAAAATAAAAAAATATTCTTCCTTTCTAAATATTGACGTATCACGCTATAAGAATATTTTGAAGGAAGTTGTTCTGGGGTCTCGATGAGTTTTTTTGATTCTGACATTGTAAGAGCAGAGATGGCTGAAATTTCTGAACTGCAGGAAGAGATCTACGGATCAATGCTGCAGTTTCCTTATATGTCTAACAATGACAAATTACGTCACGTTGATCTTCTAGAAAAACTTTTAGAGAAACAAAAAGTTCTCTATGCTCGTTTGAGTTTATCTGATGATCCAGAAGCTGTAGAGATGAAGGAGAAAATCTACAACTCTGCACAGATGATGGGTCTTCCGCCCAATGTTGATATGAATGTTGTTCTGGGTCGGATGTCGGAGATGCTGAATATTATGCGTCAACAGATTGACAAGCAGCAGTCCGACTGATAGAATAGCGGGGTACACAAAAGCCAAATACGTACAAAATCCGAGGTAATCTAATGTCTTTTGCAGATCTTAAGAAGCAATCTTCTCTTGGTTCACTGACTTCCAAACTGGTAAAGGAAGTAGAGAAGATGAGTAACAACTCTGGTGGCGGTGATGACCGTCTCTGGAAACCCGAAATGGACAAGACTGGTAATGGTTTTGCAGTCATCCGTTTCCTGCCCGCACCAGAAGGGGAAGAACTTCCCTGGGCAAAAATGTATTCCCACGCCTTCCAAGGCCCTGGTGGTTGGTATATTGAAAACTCTCTGACTACCATTGGTCAGAAAGATCCTGTTTCTGAGCACAACCGTGAACTCTGGAACAGTGGTAATGATGCAGATAAAGATACTGTTCGTAAGCAGAAGCGTAAACTGTCTTACTATGCAAACATCTATGTTGTAAAGGATCCTGCTAATCCTGCTAACGAAGGTCGTGTCTTCCTCTTCAAGTTTGGTAAGAAGATCTTTGATAAGGTTATGGAAGCTATGCAACCTGAGT